GGACGGTGAGAACGTATTCCAGCAGTTCGGCAAGGTAATGGCCTTGAACACGGGTGAACGCCGCGCGGATATCTTCAGGCAAGTTGTTAATCGGTTCGCTGCCAATCATGGCGCGCACAAGGGCGCTTCCATATTCCAGCGGTTTCGGCAGAATTTCAGTGTGGTCATTCATGGTATACTCTCCATAAGCATTAGCAGTGCGATTGTCAGAAGGGGCGCGGGTTGTTTGCCCAACCCGTGCCCCCGGCCTAGCTATTCGTCGGAGTCGTCGTCCCCCTCGCTTTCATCTTCAACGTCCCCATACGGAATTTCGTACAGGTCACGGAGCTTGCGGTTCAATTCCTGTTCAGCCGCCCGGCGTTTTGCTGCTTCCTCTTTCGACGCGGCAGATTTGCCCGTGCCCTTGCTGCCTTTCGCCTTGCGTTCCTCATCGGTGAGGGTAGGGCGATTCGAAGTCAGGAATTTCAACGCGGCTGTGCAGTGCAGTTTGATTGCCCCGTTATTCCCATGCCCCGAAAGTTCGGTGTAACCATCAATCCCCGCCGCCCGCACAGTTTCCAACTGCGACTCGGTGAGGGTCACAGTTGCGGTGCTGTTCATGTGCGGCTTGACGTCCGACGCCGCCAGCTTAACCCCGGCCTTGCCGATTGCATCCACATACGTGGCAATCAGCCCCTCGCGAAACTTTGCGGTCATGACATGTTCGTTTTTCTTGATAGCCATTGTCGTGTCCCTCCAATGAGACATAGTGCCCCCTTTCCCCAGATGGGAGGGGCAAAATCGAGTGTTGCGTTTTTTCCCGCAACAGCTTTATTATACCAGAATATACGGTTTTTGATGATAAAGCTATACTTAAGCTATCAGGAATAGAGTTAAGAGCTTAACTTTTAGTTCTATGTTCTGTTCTATTTCTGAATGTACACCGGCATGATGACAAACTATTAACCGCTACCTAGGTGCTCTGCCTCGATCCCACCGAGCCGCGTTACCGCGTATTTTAAGGTTTACCTATTTAGCACCCGGAATGGGCCTCGTATTCGATTGTCGCGCCGTGTCCACACGAACGCTCTATATGTTTATTATGCCATAGTATACGGTTTTTAAGCCCCCTCATTTGTGGGGGTATCGAGAAACCGTTGACAGCGAATTGATTTTCTTAACGCATTAGATCATTTGTGCTACAATGAATCGAAAAGCGTAAGAGGTGGAGATGACACACAACGAGGTGAAAGTAACGCGGCGCAAGCTGACCGACTACACGCCCGACGCGCACAACGCCAACAAAGGCAGTCAGCGCGGCGAGCAGGTCATTCGACAGTCGTTCGAGCGCAACGGGGCGGGGCGCAGTCTGCTCGCCGATAAGGACGGGCGGTTGATCGCTGGCAACCAGGCGCTTAAAGGCGCGGCGGCTGCCGGTATCCAGGACGCGATTGAGATCGAGGTGACTGGCGATGCTGTGGTCGTCGTCAAGCGCGTTGATCTCGACCTTGAGAGCGATGATGGGCGGGCGCGGTCGCTGGCCTACTATGACAATCGCAGCAGCGAAACATCGCTAACCTGGGCTGCTGACCAACTGGCCGCTGACCTCGAAGCTGGGGTGCTGCCCGCTGGCCTGTTCCGTGATGACGAGCTGGACGACTTGCTGGCAGACAAGGCCGCTGCTGATCTGGTCAATGACGCGGTGAACGCGCCGAAAGAGGGTAAGCGACTGACTGCCGACAAATCGAAGCAGGTCAAGCCGGTGCTGTATGTGGATGAGATCGCAACCGTTGAGGCGGCACTAGCTGCGACGGGCATCAACAATCGTGGGCAGGCGTTTCTCGAAGTGTGCCGGGTGTATCTGGCAGGAAGGGAGCAGGGCGGTGACAAAGACCAATAAAGAACGGCTTAAGTTTGCTCATGCCGTTGTTGAGTATCTGGGCATGTCTAACCCGTCAGATGCGGCGCTGAAAGCCTTCATGCTCAATCACGGTTGGGTTGTTACTAACCCGGATGTGCGCATGGCTGCGCTTTTGATTGTCGCTGTTGAACTCAAAGACTGTATTGAGGAGGTATCGCCACATGCCGCCAAGCGAGTATAAAGCCACGCGCATTGATGTGCAGATCGTGGGTTGGACTGGTGAAGCAGGTAGCGAGCGTGAGGCTTCGGCGCGTATTGCTGAGCTTCGTAACCGAGGCTATCAGTTTGTCCCTAATGCCGTTGGTTCAGCGCATAACAATTACTACGCGCGCTCATGGGTCATGTTGGAAGGCGAGGTGGAAATCGATGAACCTGCTTGAAACATTGGAAAGCAGTCGACACAACCTGATAGCGACATTAGCCGATATGGTTGCCCAGGGCGCTGACCAGGAGATGACGCGGGCGGTCGCTGAGATCATCGACGATATGCGCGATGCCATGCTCATGGTCAAGCATCCGGGCATTGTGCGGCGTATGCCCTGCTACATCACCGCGTCGGGCGTTCATGCTGCCATGAAGGGCGAAGGCTTCCGTGTGCTGTGCGGCGAGGCCATCGCGTTCGATCAGCGGGTTGGATTTTCCAATCGCTGCCCATCCTGTGAGAAGTGTATCGAAGCCTTGAAGGAGATGGACCATGCTGACAAGTGATGAACGTGCCGTTGTCGAGAAACTGACCGAAGCTTTTTTCATGTTTAAAAATTTGCCCGTGCTGCAAGACTCGGATTATACCGATTTTGAAAAACTTACCCGCGATGCCCAGACGTTGGTGCTGTCACGCGCTGGTATGCGCGATTTGGGGTTTGTGGCGGATGGTCACGTGAACGGTGACGAGGTGATTGTTGCTGATGGGCTTAGGACTTATCCCGCTGCTGTTCGTCGCGGTGGTAGCGCATTTGTGACTGCCGCCGACTTGGGTAAAGGCGACTCTAAAACGGTACTCCAAGTTACCGACAACTTCACCGATGCTTCACCTCATTGGACCGCGATTGATTTCGACACATTGGGTATCGAAGGCGTGATACAGGACACATCTATACCCGATTTCGAAAAAGACGCGTTGTTCATTACGACCGACAAGGGGAAATGGTTTGTCGAGGATGTCTACAGCAAGCCGACTGCGCGTAAACTTGCGCCGCAAGACGCTGACCCACACGAAACACACTTATCTGCTTGGGAAAAGCTAAATCTCTCCACTCTCCCTATCGATGGCAAAGTGCTGACTATTGAACCTGGTGGTCATGGGCTTGACACCCTTCTGGTCACAACTGATAGAGGGCAGTGGCTTGTCGATGACCTTTTTGGTAAGCCGACTGCCAGCAGAACAAACATACCAGAGGGTTTAACCATCGACCCCTATTCATGGATTGGTCGCAGCGATCTGGTTTCCATTGGCATTGAAGGTGATGTGATCGACGTGCAACGCGATCAGACCTTCGAGCACGTACTGTACATCAAGACAACCGAGGGCAAGTGGGAAATCACCATCCATCGACGTGCGCCTATGCAGGTTGAGAAGGTGGAATAGCCATGCATATCTTCATTCGCATCCTGCTCCAGTTTCTTGCCCGTAAACACATTCTCGCATGGCGGCCCTTCGGTTCGCACAAGCCAACGAAGCCTGTGGTCGCTGGTACGGTGTATGCCTTCATTGCAGTGCCGGATCGTCAGCCAGCGTTCCCCGGCGATGGTGCTGCGCTGCAACCCCATCGGTCGCGTGTGACCGGCTTTCTCGTCCAGGTGCTTGACCCTTCGCAAATTCCGAATTTGCCCGACCTGACGAACAGCACAGGGAAGGGCGACGGCGGCGTGATGAAAACCGTCTCGCCAATGATCCCGCCCGATGGCGTTAATCCGAGGTGGAACTGATGAGAATCCCAATGGGCAAAGTCAAAATCTATGACCTTCGCGGGAAGCTCCTGTACAGCTACTACCCGACGCGGTTGGCGATGATTATCGATGTCATCGGTTGGTCTATTGCGTGGATGGGCATCGCACTGTTTGCCTACGTGCTGCTGGCATCGGCGGGGGCGCTGTGATGGCACAAGTAACCGGCAAAAGACGCGACCTTGAAGAAGACGAGTACGCGCTTGAAATGGGCGAGTACGGGAAAAACACCGAGGGGCATTGGTACTGCCGTGTCCCTGCCCCTGGGTTTGGCGTGGGAGGGCTTGGCAAGCACGACATCGTTGAACACGAGGACGGCACGATCACCGTATCCCCGTCCATTCTGTGCTACGGACACCACGACAATCAGTGGCACGGATACCTTGAACGCGGCGTATGGCGTGAAGTTTAAAAGGAGCGATCATGTCCGACCAGAACAAACCGCTTGAACTGACCGACGACGAACGCGCCATTATTGACCGGGCGAAAGAATATGAGCGCTCAGACATGCGTCTGCGTGCCAACCGCGAACTGTACGTGCTGATCGCAAAGCTGGCGCGCAAGCTGGGGTTAATCAAGGAGCAATCATGAATTGGGAACTGATCGCTCAAAGTGCCTATGCTGCCTATGGTAGAACGACTGACTTCAAAAACTATCAGGGTTTGCCGATGCCGAAATGGGAAGATTTGCCAGAAAACATTCAAAAGGCATGGGTTGCAGCAGTTACAAACGCTGTCTATAAGGCATACAAGATGGGTTTCTGCGATGTCAACCCAGAAGGATAACCAGACCTTCCGCGAAAAGAAGGCGCTGCGTAAAGCCGTGCTGACCGAACTTGCCACGCTCTACGATATTCCTGTGCCGGTGGTTATCGAAACACATGGCGGTCGCGGCGAGCTGTGGAAGGCGTGTTACCCGACGCTGGAACGCGGCTGCGTGTTCGAGAAAGATCCGGTGAAGGCGGCACGCTTGGGCAAGCAGCGGCCTACCTGGGCCGTGTATGAGGCCGATGTGGTGCCAGCGCTGGAAGGCGGGGCAGGGGCGCATCTGACTGCCGATCTGCTCGACGTTGATCCGTATGGTGGCTGCTGGGACACGATAGGAGCGTTCTTTCGCAGCGCCAGACCGTTCGCGCCGGTGATGGCCGTTGTGGTGAATGATGGCCTGCGGCACTCGCTCTCCCTTCAGCGTGGATGGGCAACAGAGGCATTGGCCGGGGCAGTGGCGCGGCATGGGAACGATCTGTTCCCGATTTACTTGGAAGTGTGCGAGGAGCTGATGGCAGAGAAAGCGGCCTACGCCGGATACCGGATAGACCGCTTTTCAGCTTACCACTGTGGTGATAAGCAATTCATGACGCATTTCCGCGCGATCTTAGTAATGGATTGAGGGATTATGCTTACTGGGCGTATCGAACATGGACAACTGGGCCGGGGCTTCCGGTTCTTTGCGTTCCTGTTTGGGTTGCCCGGTGAGAAACTCGATCAGCACATCGCCATGGCAGATTTTCGGGCTGCACCAGCAAGCGAGGGTTTTGCCTTTCAGTTCGTGCAGTTTCTGCAACAACTCAGGCTCTTTCGCCAAACGCTCGGTAATGTACTGGCGATACTGCTCAACGCCCTTCGCTCGGTTTTCGGGCGTGTCCTTCTCAAGCTTGAACGGATTGTGCCAGGGAGACTCTGGCAGGTTGTAGGTCGGATTGACACGTCCGATGTAGACAAACTGGTCGCTGTCCCATTTCGCGATCTTCACATCCCAGTGTTCTTTGACATCGCGGAAATCGACAATGCGGGTTTGGGGCGATGCATCCGTCGCCTGGTTAACCTGAGTTGGGACGGTTTCGCTCATGATCTTTTCCGTGACATGTGTAATCGTTGTGCTCATATTATCATGAGTCGGCTGCTCGCACGGCTCTACATTTTCATGCGCCCATCCGAACAGACGGCTCTCGCCTTCGATGGCAATGCGATAGCTGCCCCCGCCGACCTGCTCAATTTGCCCAATACGCAGGCTTACTTTGTGGCGGACATACTGCCCTTCGTTGAGGATGCCGAATTCTTCGCGCTCCTCTGGCGTGGGCGACATGAGGGTGATCATGCGCGCGCGGAACGTCGGGTTGCTATGCACGACGGTCAACCCGGTCAACTTGGGTTGCGGTGGTTCTTCTGGTATCGGCGCGCCCCATTCTCCATCCGGGCGGCGGAAGTGTTTACGGTGAATTCGTTCGAAGCCTTCGACACGCGCAGACTTCTTAAAGTTGAAGGCCATGTCACTACCTTTGGCTGCCCTGCTTGGCAGTTCAACAGCATACCAGCGCTGACCGCTGATAAGGTCGCCTTCAATTTCCGTAACCTCGAATTCCAGTCCGTCGCTTTTGCGAACGGCTCGGTCACCAATGGTGAACCATTCGTAGGGATCGCGAATGGTATACAACGCATCAATCAGATCGTCATGGTCGCCTTCCGGGGCAAAGAAGTGATCGGGTTGCAGGATCACATCGGCCTTGACCTCGTACCAGTAAGCAGCAGTGATTGCGGCACTATCCGACCACCAGGGCCACAGGGGTTGATTGGCCAGATAGCCATAGGCCAACTGCTCCCATTTATGAGCAATTGCCAATGGTTCACCAGTTGCGGTTGCAGGATCAAGGCTATCGACAATGTAGGGTGGACGCAGATCACCCGGATACTGCTGCCATACCCACTTGCTGCCATCTGGCTCGACCAGGTAGGTGCGAAGCTCGGTTCTGTGCCCGCTATCTTGCTTGTAGAAGAAGGCGACTTGCTGATCAACGCACTGGTTTTTGATCTCACGCGCCCATTCCATCTGCATCCAACGCGGGTTGCCTTCGGTCATGTGCTGGCCAGACTCGCCACCCACAATCACCCAATGGATACCATCGAGGTTGACCTGCCCCCATGCACCTATGAGAGGTTCGGCACTGATGAAACGCACCTGAGCCTGAGACTTCCGCAGGGTTTCGATGCGATGGGTCACACGGGCATCCTCGACACTGGTTCCCATCCAGATGTTAGCACCCCATGCCGAGGGGTAGGACTTCTCCAGCGCGGCACGAACACGCTTATCCTTCACCTGCTGGCGAAAGGCTTTGAATTCATCGCTGTTCACGGCCTGCTGAAACTTCTCGTGCCAATCTACTGTGCCTTCAGCGCGTTTGGTCAGCACCTGGAACGTGTGCTGTTGAAGGTCGAGCATGACGCAGAAAACGACGGCCCGATACCAGTCGGGAATCGCACGGTGGAACAAATCGCTCATGCTGTTGGTGAAGATGCGCGTCGGCTCTTTGAGTTTGTACGGCTCAAGCAGCTTGTGCGGCTTCATCAGCACGTTCTCTTCTTCGTTCGGCACAGTCCAGGGCTTGGCACTGTGACCAAACTTCAACGCGATGGTTTCGGCATAGCAGTGCTTACACCCATCACTGATCTTGGAACATCCAGAAGTTGGATTCCAAGTGACGTTCGTCCACGAGATCGCTGTCTCCTGCATCGCTGTCACCTCCATAAAAGTATACTTACTATGATACCTATTGTATATCATAATACACGCACTGCCAAGAGGGTAAACGGATGACCGACGCAGAAAAACAGAGCAGTCGAGAGCTGGTGGACGGCGAAGCTGAGCGCAAGCCGAATGAGAAGCGCAGCGAAATGCAGGTGCTGCTCGACAGGGCCAAGATACTCGAACTTAGTCTGAAGGGCTGGCAGCAGCAGCACATCGCGCACGAACTCAACATGTCACCGGCGATGGTGTCGCGCGACATGAAGGCCATCCGCGAACAACTCAAAGAACAAACCCTTGATGACGCTGAAATCGCCAAAAACCGTGAGAAACGGCGCTTGGAAATGATTATCTACGAGCTGTGGCAAGCGTGGGAGCAGAGCAAGAAGCCTGTGACCACGACGGTCAAAAGCGCTCAGGAGGAGAAGGGGTCACGCGCTCAGATCAAGACGCAGCAAAAGACCGGCGATCCGCGTTACATGGCGCTGATTATCGAAGCATCGAAGGAAATTCGTAAGCTCGAAGGTCTGGACGCGCCGACCAAGATCAGCAGCACCGATCCATCGGGCAACAATCAAATGCCGCTGTTCCAAGTCCAGGCGATTGATTATCGCGTGGCGATTGCTGCACTTGCGCCGGGAGGTGAGGGGGAATGATCGAATTCGTCTGGTTGCTGATCGCGCTGCTGCTTGCCGCTCTGCCTGCGCTCGCTCCAGAGCGTAAGCAGACACGGATACTACAGCTTCCGCGCTTGCGCCCAGACCAGTGGGAAATTGCCAGTCATCCGGCAAAGGTCAAAGTCGTCTGCATGGGCAGGCGTTGGGGTAAGTCGGTGATGTGTGGCGCGATTGCGCTGGCCTGTGCAGCAGCCGGTGGGCGTGTGGCGTGGGTAGTGCCAACGTACAAAAATGGTCGCCCGCTCTGGCGATGGGCATCCCGTGCCGTGATGGGCGTGACCGGGATTGCTGTAAATAAATCCGAGCGTACCATCGAATTCGCCAACGGCGGCTTCCTTGCCATTTACTCAGCCGACAGTCCCGAAAGTATCCTCGGCGAAGCCTTCAACCTGGTCATCATCGATGAGGCCGCACGTGTCGATGAGATGGTCTACTACGAAACCATCCTGCCGACGCTGGCGGATTACGATGGTGATGTAATTCTGATCTCCACACCGAAGCGGCGTAACTGGTTTTACAAGGAATGGTCAGACGCGAAGGATGAAGTCGAAAAGCTTGGCTTGAAGGCGCGGCGTGCTGCCTGGACTGCGCCAAGCAATCACAACCCATCACCCGCTATTCAAGCAGCGTTCCACCGCATGCGCGAGATTCTGACCGATGCCACCTTCCGGCAGGAGTGGCTGGCGGAGTTTCTGGCAGACGGTGGCGACGTATTTCGTAGGGTGCGTGAGGCTGCAACGGCTGCGCATCAGGATCGCGCCATTGCGACACACCGCTATGTCTTTGGGATGGACCTGGGCAAATACGAGGATTACACCGTGATTGCGGTGTGGGATGTCACCGAGCGCTCACTCGTCCATATCGAGCGCATCAAGGAGCTTGATTATGTTATCCAGCTTGAACGCTTGAAGGAACTCAATCAAGTGTTCAAGCCGCAAAACATCATCATTGAGAAGAACATCGGGGAGATGTTCATTGAAACGGCGCGGCGCGATGGCTTGAAGGTGCAGGCGTTCCAGACGACAACCCAGAGCAAACCGAAGGTCATTGAAGACCTCGTGTTCGGGTTTGAGAAGGGACACGCCAAAATCTACAACAACCGCGTGCTGATCGATGAACTTGAAGCCTATACGATGCAGCGACTGCCGGGCGGGTCACTGAAATATACTGCGCCAGCGGGCTTGCATGATGACTGTGTGGTAGCGGCGTGTCTGGGTTACAGCGCGATTGGTCGCTCACCGACTTGGGATGATATGGTCGCTTAATTAGAAAGGACGGGTTGCATATGAGCAGCCTCATTGTCAGGGAACAACAGAACGAGCGCATACAGCGCGACGTGAAGGCTGCGATCAACAGTTGGATTGATGCAGCCCGCCCGGATATCAGCACAGCCGACCTCGCCACGCTCTATGCGACGAGTGTTGCCAGTTATCGCGCTGCCAACATGCGCGCGCGGGTGATGAGTCGTGTCACCTTCAAGGCCAAAGAGAACGGCGTGGAACTGCCGCCCAAACATCCGTTGATGATGCTCTTGCGCGAGGGGCAGCGCGAACGGTTGCAGCGGTCAGAGTGGACCCACTACTTCTGGGGGCGCAATCTCATTCTCAAGAAGCGCTCCATAGTCAACCCGGAAGCGGTTGTCAGTCTGACGTGGATCAACCCCTATCTCTGGGCAGTGGATAGCGATCCCTGGAATGGCATGGTTGGCTTCAACATTTACCGCTCCGGGAGCCAGTTCAACAATCAGGAGCAAATTGGCGATATCCCGTTGGAGAACGGCATTTACTCGCATTACATGGACTTCCGCGAGGATTTCGATGGCGTGTCACCGGCACAAGTCGGCTTCATGTACGCAGGCACAGACTCGGCAACAGGCGAGTTGGCCGTTTCCTACATGCGCAACATGGCGATCCCGGCGGGTGCGATTATGCCCGAAACCGGCGAAGAGGATATTCAGAAAGAAGATGCTGAGCGCGTAGCGGATTTCGTGCGCCGCTTTGCACAGGGTATCCGCAACTTCGGGCGTGTGCTCGTGACGCCCCGGCGCTGGAAGTGGGTACAGTTCCAGCTTGACCTCGACAAGCTGGCGCTCAAAGACATGTCGGAAGGCGCTGCCCGCAAGGTCTACGAGGCGGCAGAAGTGCCCTATGAGGTGGTCAACCCGTCTGCCTCAACCTATGCCCAGGCGTATGTCACCTATAAGTCATGGTTCGATCTGTGGGTGAAGCCGACCGCCGAATGGTACGCAGAAATCTATCAGCAGCAGTTGGCGACGGAATACGGGCGCATCGAACTGGAGCCTGACTATTCGAAGCTGGATTTCTTGAAGGAAGACCCTGAGACGAAATCACGTTACGTGAATTTGCAGGTTAGCAGTACCGTGCGCGACCTCTACAGCGCACAGGAAGAACTGGGTATCAAGCCGGATCCAGCGCTGAAAGGGTTATACATGGTTGGTGGAACTCCTGTTCCGGTGGAGGCGCTGCGAACCTACTATCAGGAGAAAGGTGCACAGCAAGGGCCGATGCTTGGCACGTTCGGCTTGACCGGACTGGGGCAGGGTAATCAGCAGCCCGCACAGGAAAACCCGATGCTGCCCCCACAACCGGCACAGTTGAGCCTGCGTAACGTCAAGGCTTCGGATGGCACGCCCGGCGGCACGGTCATCATCGATTTACTCGGCAGTGTCCAGATCAAGGCAGCGTGGGACTATCTGCGCGCCACAATGGACACGAGCGATCATCCCATTCGCTGGTCAACGCCTGATATGTTTCACATCACCGTCTGCCATGCGCGGTTGATTGATGAACCGCAGTTTGGGAACATCTTCGACAGCCTCAACGGGCTGACCAGTTTCATGGTTACTGCTGGCCCGGTCGATATCTTCGAACAGGATGATCAGAACGTGCTGATTTTGCGCGTTGACCTGACCGACGAACTCCGCGCGGTGCAGACTCGCGTGTATGAGGCGTTTGCGGCGGAAGGCGTAGAAGTAGGTGAGTACAGTCAGCCCGACAACTGGCAGCCGCACATCACGCTGGCGTACATGAGCAAAGAGATTGAGGTACCAACCTTCGATCAGAAGATCACCGTGCCAGTGAACAACCTGACGTTTTCGCGTGAAGACTACCGACTGAACTATGTCGTCAGCTTTGCCAGTGAACCAGTGCGCCGCGCATGGATACCTGATGCTGTCATGGACGACTTCACCAACTGGCGTAAGGTCGCCAGTCGTGCCGGATGGGATGCTCAGTTCACGGCGAAATCCATGCCCGCCGATACTGCTGCTTACGTGCGGATTCTGCTCGACAGTGCGGATACCGAGGACGCGCTGAACGACATTTTCATCACGGCGCGGCGGCACTACATCGCCAATCACGCCGGGACGCTCAAAGCCTACGGGCAGACTGAGGTGAACTACAGGACTGCACTATACGGGTTGGTCACCGGGGCATTAGAGGGACGGATTGACCGCAAGGGCTTTGGCGATCTGGGACGCGCTGAAATCACCGTTGGCTTCAACAATGCGTCTCGTGATGGTCTGAAAGACGGTGGCGTGAATACCGATGTACTCGATGAAGATGAAGCGCGTGATCTTCAGCTTCAGATCAAGGCCGAACGCGGCTATTGGACTGCATTGGCGAATGAGATTTATCGTCAGGTGCTACCGCTGCGTACTCAGGCTCAGGAAGTCAACAAACAGGCGCGACAGACGACCGATCCAGCAGAACGCGAACGGCTTCAGAACGAGAGTCTGGAGATTTACAAGCAGTTCTTGAACAAGCGTAAGGAACTCATCGGGCGCATTGATACATGGGTCAACAAAGGCTTGAAGCGGATTTACGATCTGGGCAAGCTGTGGGCCAAAAGCAATCAGATGCAGATATGGGTGTATGGCGACACTATCGATCACTGCAAGACTTGCTCAAAGGCTCAGGGGCAAATTCACCGTGCCAAAGATTGGCTGCGTAAAGGCATCGTACCGCGTGGCGATGGCCTCGAATGCGGCGGTTTTAAATGTGACTGTCGGTTTGAGGACACGACCGAAAAAGCGCGCGGACGGTTGGATCGTATCCCGCTGTTTGGTACTGAGAAGCATGTCCACGAGGATGAGCCTGTCGAAACGTGGGACGATGAATCAGAGGTGATTGAAACGCCAGAACTGGAATCCGAACATGTATGAAGCAGCGATGGTCACGGTAGGCCGTGACCTCATTCCGCTTACACGTGACGCGCTGGAACATGCGCCGTCACTCATGAATACGGCGATGAAGCGCAACTTCCGCCGTATTCGCCGCTTTGCGCTGGATAAGATGCGCTTCATCCCGGCGAACAAGCCTGGCAATCCCTTTATCTGGTCGCATACCCCTGCTGCACAGGCGAAAGCCCGCGCCTGGTGGTTTCAGGCGATCAAAGACGGGCGGGTGCAAACCGATGGAGAGCACTATATCCGCACAGGCAAGATGGCAGCCGGTTGGGATATGACGCTCTCCATTGATGATGACGGGGGCCTGATGCGATTGTTCAATGAGAATGATCGTGCCACCTTCGTTAACGGGGTGCGTCAAATACCCTCCCACGCAGATACAGGATGGCCGGATGCTGATCTGGTTGTCCTCGAAACCTCCTACTTTGCAGACGATATCATCGCTGATACCGGCCTCTCAATCCTCTACTAAGTGTCAAACCCGGCGAAAGTCGGGTTTTTTGTTTCTAATAATTGTCGAACAATTGACAATTAATTAGAACATCTGTACTATTCAGTTTAGAAGATATAGACGAATAAGTGAGACAAGACGATCTTGTTGACCATCGACACCATTCCTCCGCAATTGCGTGCCCGCCTTTCTGACTCTGAGGCTGGGCTGTTCGTGCGCGTCTACAACGATGTGTATACGCAGACCAGCAACGACACGATGGCGATGGCTGCGGCGCTTGGTGCGATCAATAAGATGCTGGTCAAGTCATTTATTCGGCCTATGGATGATGGCTCTGGCGATCTCCTCATCGGTGGCTGGTCTGTCAAGTTTTCCGACCCGGAAGATGAAACTGATCGCGATTGGTATGGAGAGTATTTCAGCCGGGCAACTCGTCTTTTCCTCGAATACTACCAGGACGCGCCGCTGCTCTATGAGCATGGCATGGATAAAGCCTACGGGCTGACCCCCATCGGCAAGCGCGTTCGCACGCTGGTGTTTCGGTTCGGGGTGTGGATGGAGCATCGTGTTTATGCCGCACATCCGCTGTTTGAAGAACGCACGAAGCCAGAGTTGGAGCAGGGGCTTCATGGATACAGCACCGGGACTCTCGGTCATGTCCATGTGCTGAATTCGCAGACCATGCACAACCTCGTGTGGGCAGCAGCAGAGTGCAGCATCACGAAAAACCCGGCAGAAGTCGCGCTAGGGCCTGTCAGTATCAAGTCAATCGTAGAGGCGCTCGAAAAGGGCGCAAAACCTCCACAGCAGAGCGGTGATGCGCGTGAGGCGCTTGCTCCACAGGGGGAAAGTGTTCGTTCGTATCAATCTGATGGAGGGGTTATGGACCCGCAAATGTTAGCCGATCTCGCGGCCTCACTGGGCGTCGAAGCGACACCCGAAGCAGTTGCCGCTGCACTGCAAGAATTGTTGAGCATGATTTCCGGTGGTGCTATGCCGGAAGCCACTTCAACCGGGCTGCGCACTGCGCTGGCACTGGATGAAGATGATGATCTGGGCGATGCCGTGAAGGGCATCCTGACGATGGTTGAAGAAGCTGATCAGGAACCCGCTGGCCCGGTGCGTGATTTCGACGCGCTGGCGCGTGTCCGTGCGCGCATGGAGCAGAATGGCGGTCATCGCCGTAATGAAGGCGTTCCCTTCAAGACAACTGAGAAGCAGAAGCCCGGTCAGAAGAACCTGGGTTCGAACGTCAATTTTGGCGCGGAAAAACCCGGCATTGTCAGCGCGATCAACGCGATCTCGACGCTGAACGGCAAGTCCATGCCGATCCCCGGCTTCAAATCCGGTACGCCGGTCAAGAGCGTCATGAAGGCGCTGAACATCACCGAAGGGCCGACCGGGGGCTATCTGCTCAACCGTGAGATGTCATCCGAAATCCTTGAGGAATTTTATCCTCAGTTTTTCATTGACCAGCTCGGTGTTGACCGCGTGGACATGAATGGGATCGAGTCGATTACCATGACCAAGTATCTGCGCGGCGGCGAAGCCTACTTTGTCGCGGAAGGCGAAGAAGTTGGCGAGAGCAACGGGACGCTGGCACGTATCACGCTGGCGCTGAAGGAACTGGCGGCTGCGACATCGATTTCCAACCGTCTGCTGGCGCACAGCACCCCGTCGCTGGAACAGAAAGTGCGCGCTGATCTCGTCCAGGCCATGCGCGAACGCGCTGAAAAAGCGTGTCTGTACGGTTCCGGCGGCAAGTCGGCAGTGTCCGGCGATACCGGGCAGGAGCCGTTGGGCTTACTCAATCAGCCCGGTGTCACGATCACCGCATTGGGCGATGGCGACGGCGCGCGTCCGACGCTGACCGATCTGGAAGATGCCGAAGGCCGCCTGGAAGATGCGGACGTGCCGACCTCGGCAAGCTGGGGCTGGCTGATGGCACCGCGCTCTCTGCGCACCTTCCGCAACATGAAGGACGCCGATGGCTACTACATCCTCGACCGCAAGGACGGGACACTGCTGGACTACAAGGCGGTCAAGTCAACGCTCATTCGCCGTGATTTCACGGTGGGCGGCAGCACCGACTGCTCGCACATCTTCTACGGTGACTGGCAGTATGCCGCCTACGGCATGGGGCAGGACATCGAGCTGACAGTGGACACCTCCATTCTGGTGAAACGTCGTGAGACGTATATCCAGATGGGCATGATGTTCGACTGGGGCGTGTATTTTGCCGAAGCCTTCGAAATCCTGAGCGCGGTGCGCTAATCGCGGCCTGATCGCAGCATAGACCATAAGAGAGGTAATGCAACATGTTTGATGCACATTTCTACCCTGAGAGCAGTTTAACAGCTCTCGAACTGTACCGTACCGACTCGCGCACGACCGCAGCCGCCGAAGGTTCAGCGATTGATCTCAGCGCGATTGATGGCAACATCATGCTGATTCTGTCGGCAGAGGCAGGCACAGGCACGAACCCGACGCTGGACATCACTATCGAGGAGCGTGTTGACGCGACCGATACCTGGGCAGCGATTGATAACGACGCCTGGTTCAACCCGGCGACGAACACCAGCGGCTCGGCTGCTGATTTCACCCAGGTCACGAACGCGGCGAACTCGTTCCAGAAGCGCGGCCTCAAACGCCAGCTTCTCAAAGCGCAGATCCGTGCGACCTGCACCATCGGCGGCACTTCTACCCCAACGTTCTTGTTTTCGCTGATCGGCGTGGCTCAGTCGCGTTACACCGACGGACGCTAATCAATCCCAACTGGGATAGGGAGAGATAAGCGATGGGAAGAACACACAATCAGGCGCGCGGCAATATCATCCGCGATGCCGATGGCAATGGGACTTACGCTTTGGGCGGGCAGGTCAACTGCAAGTTTGGCACTGTGACCTACGAGGACACGACCGCCAAACGCGTCTTCTCGCTGCCTCAGGGCGCTGAGATTGTCGATTGGCAGGTGAACGTGACCACTGCTTTCAACAGCAGTGGCACAGACCTGCTCGACATCGGCACGTCAGGATCCGCGGCGGCCTACGCCAATGATCTCGATGTCAGCGCGACCGGGCAGATTAACAGCGGGTTTGTTCCCGGTGTGATGTACACGCCATTGGCCGCGGAAACCGACGTCTACGCCACTTTCGTCCAGTCCGTCGCAGACGCAGCAGCCGGTTCGGCTGTTGTGCGCTGCTTCTTCATTCTGCGATAGGGGGCGATCATGGCTGAATATCGTCAAATTCCGACCACCAGCAGTCAGTTTCCGGTTGCGGCAATCCCGGCAAACGTGCCAGGGGTTGTTCATGCGGCACGGGCGACACTGGCCTACACCGATACGGTGGCGAAAGCGCTGTTCACCATTCCGGCGGGCGCGGTCATCATCGACTGGATTATCAACGTGACCACCGTGTTCAACAGCGATGGCACCGATTTTGTGGATCTGGGCATCACTGGCACGGCAGAGAAATTCGCCGCTGACCTTGATGTCAGCGCGACCGGGCTGAAGACTGGCGTGGTGACGGCGCAAATCGGTGCGGTGCAAGAGACTGCACAGCCTGTCCTCGGCATTTATGCCGCTGGCGGGTCTGCTGCGTCTACGGGCGCGATGGTCATCATGTGCCGCTACTTCACACCGTAGGCAATCATGGCATACACCAACCTACGTGACGCGAAGAACGAAATCAAGATCAAGGATGGGCAGAGCATCGCCACCGAAGATGCATGGATTATGCAGGCACTTCGGTGGGTCACAGATCGCATCGAGCGCTGGCCGTCCATTGGGTTCGACTTCGCGCCACGTGTGGCAACCCGCTACTATGACGCGCAAATCCCCTACAGCGGTTCAGGTGGGGGATTGAGCGTTTTTGACAGCGAGCAGCAGGACAATCGGATTCTGCTGCTCAACGACCCTATCCTTGAAGTCACTGAACTCACCGATGGCAACGGCGATGAGTTGGTTGAGTGGGACGGGGTACGCGCTACCCGTGCCGACAGCGACTTCTACCTTTTTGAACGCGGCAAGTCGCCCTGGTGGAAAATTCGTCTGCTGCCTGAGTCTGGCGCATCGTGGGCAGACTACGACACCGACCCGGTGGAAGCAATCGAGATTGTCGGGGTGTGGGGCTATCGCTCTGGCTATGACCGGGGCGAAGGCTGGTTGTCGTCAGGCGATGAGACGGAGAGCAATCCGCTCACGATCAGTGGTACAAGCCTCACGGTCAACGACGCAGATGGCTCTGATGGGCGCGGCGTTTCGCCCCGTTTCTCAGCGGGCATGTGGCTGCGTATCGGCACAGCATCAACGTTTGAGATTGTCGAAGTGTTGAGCGTTGATGAAGATACCAATACCCTCTCAATTCTTCGCGGACAGCGCGGCACAACGGCTGTTCAGTGGGTGCAGAACAGCCCGATCTCCATCTGGGAACCTGAACCCTCAATCGTGCGTGCGGCTTCAACCTGGGTAGCGTATCTCTACGGGCGACGGGGCGAATTCGCCAGTGGTGAAATTTCACCCTCTGGTTTCACGGTCATCAAGTTCCCGCCTGATGCGCCTCCGGAAGCTGCTGCCATTCTGGATAGTTTCGCCGGTGACTCGCCCGGCCTCGATAGTGAAGGATGGGCAGCAGTATGACCGTACCAGTCGATTACCTTGATGACGCGGTAGATCGCGTTCTGGCGATGCTGCTCTTGGTATCTGCTACCTTCACCACGCAGGTCAAGCGCGTGGAGAAGCATGCCGCGCCGGATATACCACCGCCGTGCTGGTGGGTGTATCCGGGTGCAATGAACCCTACTGTCGAGAGTGCTACGCATGAGAAGCAAGTCTACGATGTAATGATGCGTCTCATTCTGGGCAAGGTGGGAGAGGGCTATGACGCAGGTGGCATTTTGCATGATGAGCTGTGGGTGATTATCCCTACCGTGCAGAACTACTTTCGGATGCGCCCGGCGCTGGTGTATGAGGCGGGTCAGAGTGTCCCGAAGTATCTGCATGTGCCGGATACGAATATCCGCCTGGCGCGTGGTTTTGGCCGCTTCAACAATTCCGATCATGTCGGTATCGAATTTCAATTGCAATTGGGTTTCAGGCTTGCCCTGATCCGTTATCCCGGAAATTAGGAGGATGTATGCCTTCCACTGGTAATATCGCTGGGTTTACCTATGCCCAGTTTTACAAGAGATATCAGGGCAAGATGTTCGGCACGATTGCCAATCCTGCCAGCCCTGGCACGAATGTCGAATCTCACGCGCTGCTGATGCGTGATCCGATCAACGCAGCGTTACCTGCTGCAACCCGCGCGGTTGCCACATTCTTGGGCGGCGGCGGTTTTCTTGGGCGCATGACGCTGGGTGTGGAAGAAATTGGCGAATTCTCCATGCAGTTTGCCAATTTCGATGGTTCGCTAATGACGCTGGCGAACAAGAGCAATATCGACACCACCACCGTTACCAATTGGACGATTTTGGGGCCAAACCACACCAATCCCAAGCTCGAAGATTTGGGCATGGTGCTGCATGCCAACTTCCAATCACGCGAAAGCGGCACAGATGGCGACAGCTATTGGCTGAACCTGTTCGTTCCGTACTGCGATATGGAGATCAATCTCACCAACCTCACGCGCGAAGGCGGCGTAAATCCGTCTGCAACCAGTGCTATTGTCCGGCCTTCGGTTGGCGGCAAGTTCCCCAACGGACAGGCGTTCAGTTCGGCGCAAGGCTTCAAAAACAACCGCACTGACTACTTCTATGTCATCACGGAAAAGCCCCTGGGCCTGACGACCTGGATTGCCGATGGAACCGAGGATACCTTTACGCTCGGCTATCTGCCGACCAAATCGACTGTGACCAGTGGCAAGACCGATAACTGGGTCACAAAGGCTGGCGTGAACACTGCGCCAACCTCGATCAGTACCAGTACGGCTGATGTAGTCATCGCGGCAGCGGGTACCACCGGCGATCAGTGGCACGTGATCTACCCGACCGATTTTGACGCGGTTGCGTAAGTTATGCTGACCGAGCGTATCGGCCTGATACGTAAGAATGGCAGTAAACGCTGGCCTAAATTTGACGTAACAGGTCAACCGTACTCACGACCCTGCACTACGCAGGGTCTTGGAGGCAGGCGATTTGTCGTCCTGCCTCTTAACCGTCCTTATGAAGCGGATCTAGCAGAAGTTAAAGAACGTCTCGCCGAAAGTGACGAGCGCAAACAGCAGCGAAAGGAGGCTCAACTTGCCAGTCGAGACATTGACACTGCCGAACAGCCAGGCAACGACGTTCGAGAATAAAGCATTTCATGGGCGCATCATCTTTGGCATGACCTACGAAACGCTGCTCAGCCAGTCGAGGGGGCGGCGCTGGTTCAAGGCGATGGTATCGGGCGAACAACCGATTGTTGAGCTTGAATTTCGCGACGAACTCTCGATGTTCCTGGTGGTGTTGAACACGACTGTTTCTATGACCTTCGGTGAAGGTGCTGACCAACACGCAGAATTCGCCGTGCTGCGCGAATTTTGGTTGTGGTGGATGGAAAACAACACTACACCCGATCTTGCCAAGCTCTGGGAATTCCGCCTGCGGATGGGCACCAGCTCGATTGATGCATGGGTTGAGGGTTACAACCGCGCACAGGCGGACAGCCTGGGGGCATTGGCTGCGCCGGTTGAACTACGCCCAGATCATCTCGTGCCAGCGGGGACAAACTCAAAAAACTGAGAAGCCGCCGCAAGGAAGCACGGGGTGAAATTCGCCAGATGCTGAAGGCGGCGGCAGAAGCAGAGAAGCGACCGAAGCAGGTCAATCAAGAGCCTGATGATTGGCGCATCTCACACGATCCTGATGTCCTCTACCGGGCCATGCGGCGGTTTCGCGCAACGGGCATCATGCCCCACCCGCGCGATATCCTGAACACCCCAAAGGCATGGGAAGATGACGTGTTTATGTTCATAGAGCTTTATCAGTTCCAGCTTGACGGGATACCGGATGAGTAGCCATGACCGACCGTGATGTTAACTACAATCTGCACTATAAAGTCGACAAGGGCGATCTCAACGCCTCGCTGAAGGCGACTGATGCGCTTGAAGAAGGCGTTGAAGGCGTTAAAGATCAGCTTGGCGGGTTGGGCAAAGCGGCAAAAGTTAGCGTTGATCGGCTGCGCGAGTCCTTTGAAAAGCTCAAAAATACGAGCAAGGAAACCGCGACCGGGCTTGGGAAAACCGAGCAGGAAGCCGACGCACTCAGGAAAACCGCTGAAAGCCTGATGAAGCAGTTCGATGAAATCAATCGCGGGCATCAGATTGACGAAATCGCTCAGGCGCTGATCGAAGCTTCCAACAATGCCGATACCTTCGATGATAAATTGAAGGACATCAATGCGCGTCTGGCACAGATGGGCGCAACTGAGGCAGAGGTTCGTCGTGTCGCGCAAACATTTGAACGCGGCACCAGGGCGCAACCTGCCCCGCGCCAGCAGTCGATTGAAGACCCTGATCTCAATATGTTCAACCCCCGACGCAAGGTTAACCGTGGCGAACTGGCACGTCAGGGCGTCGGCGATATCTCGACATTAGGTAGTTCGGTTGCATCTGTCGTAGGCGGATCGAGTGCGGCAGGCCAGGCGTTTGGCGCGGCTGGGGATATTGCGGGCGTGGCGGAATATCTGCCCAAGCTTGGCCCGGCGATTGCAGCACTTGGCCCGGCTGGACTTGCGGCGGGCGCTGCTGTTGGTGTGCTTGCGGTTGGTGTTACTGTGCTGTCCAGTGAAATCGAGAAGGGTGCACAGGTAACACGTGGTCTCATTAATGAACAGCGGACATATTTTCAGCTTATCACGACTGGCACACGTGAAAATTTGGAAGGTCGACGGCGGCAAATCCTAGAAGAGCGCCGTATCAATGATCAGGTTATCGCGGATAACAAGCAGCGATTAAATGAGCTTATCGGCAACACAGGTGCGCCAGGATCAGCCGTTGCCGACATTACCAATATCGGCGGCGCACGGGAATATCGTGAAGCAATCCAAGCAGCCGAAGCTAGCAACCGTGCATTAGCTGGTGCGTTATTGTTAGTCGGAGAAGGATTGGATGATAACGTCACCGCGCTCAACGAC